GAGTATTAGAACCTGCTGCTGCAGTTGCTGCTCCAAAACCAACATCATAAACACCTGTGTTAGTTGCTACACCATCTACATAAACAAGTTTATAGTCTTTTTCTGTAGTAGACCAAGTTACTGTTGCACCTGAACCAGATGCTGCTTTTAGTTGAACTGTATAAGCACCCGATGTGCTATTTTTTATAATGTAAAAAGTTTCTGTAAGAAGAGGAACTGTTACAATTTTGTTTCCTGTGATTGCTTCTGCTGAAACTGCTCCAAGAATAATAACTCTGTTTTGAGCAGCACCTGTTAAAGCACCATCAGCTACAGCTAGTGCTGTAGTGTTAGCTCCTGTACCTGCTGCATTTAAAGTTTGGATTTTAAATCCACCCAATAATTGCTCTGCAAGGTTTAAGTTAGCGTTTGTTTTTGTTCCCCAAGTACCAGCGTTTTCGCCAGTTGCCATTAGCTCTACGCCAAGATTTGTAAAAGTTGATGCCATAATTTAAATTCCTTATTTATTAAGTACTAACATCTGTATACGTTTTATTTGTACCAGTTGCAACATTAGAATACGATCTATTCGTACCTGTTGAAATATCATTATACGTTCTATTAGTTCCTGTGTCAACATCTGCATAAAATTGAGTAAATATTGTACCTAATCCTACTGTTGCCAATTGACCTTGTAAACCAACTACCATTGGTAAAGGTGTTATTGCACCAGCTGCAGAAGTGGCAGAGACTCCAGTTAATGAAACCCCTATTCCAGTAGTTAAAGATCCTACAGAAGATGTTGCTTGTACCCCTGTTGGAATTTGAGAAATTTGTTCTTGTAAAAGACCTACAGCTGATGTTGCTTGTTGACCATTTAATTCAACTACTAAAGCATCAAGAATTATTCCTCCAACTGTAGAAGTCATTCCTAGACCTGTTAGTCCAACAGTGGCTTGTGTTATTAAAGGAGCACCAACGTTAGATGTAGCTGATAATCCTGTTGGTATTACAACAGATGTTAAATTTAAAGTAGGTGTTCCTAAACCAGTTGCAGTTGATACACCAGTTATTCCAACTACATCTGCAGGTAAAATAGCTCCTACAGAAGAAGTTATACTAACTCCAGCTAGTTGTTCTAATTTATTAAACGAATCTCCATAAGGTTCTTCTCCCCAACCATTTCTACCCCAACCAACTAAAGTACCTGCATTATCAAAACTTCCAAGTCCAGTTGTTGCTTGTACACCTGTTAAATCTACAAAAGTTAAACCAACAAATGTTGTAGAACCTATAGAAGAAGTTGCACTAACACCTGTCGGTATAACAGTTTGTGTGTCAGAAGCAGTAACACTTCCAATTGAAGAAGTTGCTAGTTGTCCAGAAGGTTGTACAGCATAATCTACACCCCAACCAGAATTACCCCATTCTTGTCTACCCCAACCTTCGGCATTAAAAGCTTCTACTGCACCTATGCTAGATGTACTGGATAAACCTGTTAATGTAATATCAACAGAATCTTGATCACCAAATTCATTTACACCGTACGAAAAAAGTCCCCATGAATTTCCATCAACAGTGTTTGCTTGTCCACCCATTCCTGAGTGATTTGTACAATAATAATAAAGAGTTGGTGCACTAGCTGCCACAACTATTTGAGTGTATGCTTCAGCATTTCCTGGACTACCGTTTGTAGTTACACCTGTTGTATATCCTGAACCACCACCATGTGTTCCATCGCTAGTTATTGAAAATCTTAAAGGGTGATTACTATTTGAATTATCTGATTGATCAAATTTATATGTACCACTTTCTCCTAAAATTAAGGTAGCTTGTTGTACTCCATCTATAAAATATTTATTTCCTGAACCGGTACTAACTACAGTTACTGTAAAGGTTCTAGTAACGGACATCCGTCGTTACCCCTACGCTATTCGAAGTATTGCGTTCGATGCGTCTGCTGTTGGAAATTGAATTGTAAAAGTTCCACTTGATACAGTTTTATCTCCGCCAAATGCAATTGCACAAACTGAAGGATCACCTGATGCTGTTTCATTATAAATTAAACAACCATTAGCTGTAAATGATGCTGATGTAAAAGATACATCTGCAAAATCACAACAAGCTGTATCCCCAGATAGAGCCGGTGTTACATTTGTTAACGCTACTCCTTTAGTAGAATAACCATTACCATTAGCTACTTCGTTTGAAGCTGTATAAGCTGTTGTTGATTTATTTAATGTTGCTGAACTTGTGTACAATGCTAGTTTAAATTCATTTCCACCATTTGTAAAATTGTGAATTGCTCTTAAAACTTCTGTTTTGAAAGTGTTACAAACTGCTGATGTTATTGCCATAATATTTTAATCCTTATTTATTGTGAAGGAGAAGGAACCTGAATTCTAACTGTACCATCAGTGTAATCATCTCTTCTTCTTCTTCCAAGTTGCAATGCTGCAAACTTTTCTATTTCTTGTTTATACTTATTTTCATATAGTGTCAACATATCCGTTGGACCTTTTAAAAAGGCAAAAGCCTCTGTTAAACAAGCATATAATAAACCTTGTGAAAAATAGGTACTAATATAGGTATCAGAGTTACCATCGCCTCCTGATCCTAAACCAACAGGCATTTTGTTATAATGTATTTGAACTGAAAAAGTAGCACTAGGTACTGGAGAAAACATATAATGACCTGACGTTCCTGTTCCAGCAGCTGTAGCTCCTCCAAATTGAGCGTAGTATTTAGGAACTCCTGTTGTTGTATTTGCTGAAATATATTCGTTTAAAAAAGTTTGATCTCTTTTTTCTAACCAAGTACTAGCTCCTGTAATAGCTCCATTTGTAGCTGTGTAAACTTGTATCCCTCTAGTAAATAAAGCACCATCTGGACAGTTAAGAGTTTGTTGTCCTGTAACCATAGTTGTAGATTGTTGACGTCTATCAGAGTCCATAGGTATTTCATAAAAAATTCTATTCTCTGCTGCCATAATAAAACCATCTATAATAGTTTGAGTTAAAACAGTAGCACCTACTTCTGTATAATCTCTTATAGCTGTTGTTAGTGTTGAATATGTATATTTAGAAATTCCACTCATAATTATCCTCTATTATTTACAGGTCCTGCAAAAATTGGAAAACCTCCTCCGTTGCCTACTATAGTACTATTAACAGTTGTGTCAAAGGAGTATGTTGTATCATTAATTTTTGCAATTATAAAAGATCCGTTAACCGTGGACCCAGAAATATGATTAGAAGCTGTTGTAGCAAGTGGAGAAAATCCATAAGTTGGAGCTGATGCTCCTCTTATACAACCTGTAAATGTTGTGCCTGTTTTTCCAGTGTATTGAACTGTTTCATTACTATCTGCACCTTCACTTATAACTATGTATCCAGCAGATGGAAAAGTAGAAGCATCTGCTACAGTTATTGTAGTGGCTGTCGTATTAATTAAAGTAGTTAAAGTAGTGGAAGGCATTATATTTGTTAATGGAACTCCATTAATAGCTCTAGCTAAGTTTCTAAATCTAACAGCATCTCCTGTTGCTCTACCATGATTTGGTTCGTTTGTAACAATTGTAGCTGCACCGTTTGTTAAAAAAGCATCATTAGGTAATATCACTGGAGTATAAAATTCTGTTCTTGCTGGATTAGAATGTTGTAAACCTTGTGGATCACCGACCACGGGTCTTGGTTCTAATTGTGGTTGTTTAGGTTCAAACTCAGAATTATGTACCCAGACTCCATTCCATTCCTGAACCATTTCATTATATGGAAAAGCTGCTCCTGATCTTTGAGAGATCATTAATGCGTTAGTTCCTTTTGCAAATCTAGCCATAATTAAATATTCGGGTAATAAGTTTTTGGTGTTATAAAGGTACTAGCTGCTGAACCATCTTCTGATAATGCTCTAGCTAATTCATCTTCATATAATAATTTCATTTCTTGTGTTCTCTGTGGAGCAAATTTCATAGATAAATAAAACGCTAATCCTGAAACCATACAAGGAACAAATCTATAAGGAGTGTCTGACGCATTAGTATAATCTCCTGCATCTTGAATTCTTTTTACATAATAAACATTAACAAAATTAGACGCTGCTCCTGAATTAGGTAAAGGATAAAAAGTAATTGTAACTCTGTCTATAAATCTTTGAACCCAAAATTGACTAGGAGTTCCTACAGCAAATTTATTACCTACTGCAGAATAAGTATCTCTAGTTATTTTAGTTAATCCTGTGTCGGATTGATTTGTAGTATTATATCCTGATCTATAAGTAGCATTTAAAATATCTGTTATTCCGTAAACGTTAGCTGTGGGAACAGTTGTAGCTTGAGGAGGTTCTCCGCCTCCAGGTACATCACCAGGACTTCTATAAAAAGTATAAGTTCCAGAACCCTCTGCTGTTGCATCGGCATTAGTAGAAGAACCTACAATTAAATTAATATTTGCATTTCCTATTTCCCAAAAATGAACTCCTCTATTTCCCCATTC